ATTCACTTGGAAAGATCATATTATTGCTAACCCAGGAATTATGTTCGGATATAGTAGAACTGTCTTAGATTCAGTCGCTAGAGTTGCTAAAATGGTTAGCAATCCCATGACAGCTTCTTCTTTTTCTTATCCAAGTGTGTCAAAATACATGAGAGTTTCAGTTTATTCACTACAATTTGCTTGTGTTTCTAGAGCCTTAGACCTTAGAGAAAAGAATCTCAAAATCCAAGAGAATAAAGAACTCTTAAGACAAACTTGCGTTGATTCCTTGAGATCAATAGAAGTCTACCTCTCAAAGCCTCTTGAACCAGAACAGATTGAAGCAGCAACAGAATCTAGAACTCTAAATCTTAAAGTTATCGAAATGTTAGACAAAAATCTTGAGTTTGACGAAGAAACTTCATCAAAAGTAGTTTTTAAGCAAAGTTTATTGAAAATTTGCGATGATTACATTAATCGGATTGCGGTGCTAATTAGGAAAAATTCTGATTTAGCTGAGTTTACTGATTTCGAATCAGACAGATTTAATGCTCTGAAAACATCTAGATTGATATCAACTTCTGGTGACTCTAGAGTGGTTACGACAACTATTTTTAACAAAAGTGTTTTGGAGATAATGAGAAAATCAATCATTGATCTCAAAAATCTGACTCCAGTTAAAATAGGTAATCAAAGAGCGAGAAGATTAGTCGTTATAAAAATGCAAAGAGATGATTTTGATTTCACAATATCTTTAATCAATGTTATTAGATATTTTTGGTATGATGATAAAAGAGTAACTCATAGTAGAACAGACATGCTCTCTTCGTTAGCCAATTATAGAGCAGTGATTCCATGGTTGTCTGAAACTATTGCAGAGTCATTATTATTATCGCCATATAAAGATGATCCAATGAAGTTAATTGATTTTGTTATTAGTCAATCAATTGAACAAAAAAACCTTGACTTCGTTGGCTCCTATAAGAAGAGGATCATCTTTATCAGCATATGTATATAATTTAGGACGCATGTGTTACACAAGAGCTGAATATTTGTGGTCAGCTAAGCCTAGAAATAAGACCATTTATAACAAAGGAAAATCTAATGATAGAGTCCAAATGAGCGAAATAGCTGAAGAATTAAATGATGTTTACAACGTTGTGAGATTAGCTTCAGGAAATCCAGTTTTATCTGAATCATCCAGACTAGCCATGATAACTAATAAAATATCTCATTTTGTCGGAAATACTTTATCCCACACTTCCATAACAAAGCACAAGGAAATTAAAATGCATCTACC